AAGTTATGTATAAATACAATCTCGATAAGAAATTAGATAAATCATTTAAAGATTTAGGAGACGACTATAGAAATTCAGATTTTTATAAAAAACATAACAATTAAAGGAGGTAAAACGTGAGCTTAGCAGATCGTTTGAAGCATTCGTGGAATGCTTTTTTTAATAAGGATCCGACCGAAAACTTCAGAGATATTGGTATTTCATATAGCTATCGGCCCGATAGGATAAGATTTACCAGGGGCAACGAAAAGTCTATAGTTACGGCCGTATTCAACAGAATAGCGATGGACGTGGCTGCTATTGAGATCAAACACGTTCGCCTCGATAATGAAGACCGATATTTAGAGGACATAAAATCGGATTTAAATAATTGTTTGACGCTTGAAGCCAATATCGACCAGACTGCAAGAGCTTTTGAGCAAGACGTCGTAATGTCCATGCTCGACGAAGGTTGCATTGCAATAGTTCCAGTCGACACGACGGTCAGCCCAATTAGAACAGGCTCTTATGATATTCAAAGTTTAAGAACTGGCAAAATAGTTCAGTGGTTTCCAGAGCATGTGAAGGTTAACGTCTACAACGATAAAACTGGGCGCAGAGAAGATATTACACTGCCCAAGAAAGTTGTGGCCATAGTTGAAAACCCGTTATATGCCGTTATTAATGAGCCTAACTCAACTATGCAAAGGCTTATAAGGAAATTGGCTCTTCTTGACATGACGGACGAACAGAATGCTTCTGGGAAATTGGATCTTATAGTGCAGCTTCCTTACATTATTAAAAGCGAAGCAAGGCGTGTTCAAGCTGAAAACAGGAGAAAAGACATAGAGAATCAGTTGGCTGGTTCCAAGTATGGAATCGCCTACACTGACGGAACAGAAAAGATAACTCAACTAAATAGACCCGTTGAGAACAATTTAATGTCTCAGGTCGAGTATTTAACGAGTATGCTATACAGCCAGTTAGGTTTGACCTCAGAGATACTAAATGGTACTGCAAACGATGCTACTATGTTGAATTATTACAATAGAACTATTGAGCCTATAATATCTGCTATAACGGATGAGATGAATAGGAAGTTTCTTACTAAAACTGCCAGAACCCAAGGTCAGGCGATCAGATTCTTTAGGGATCCGTTTAAGTTAGTTCCTGTTTCTAATTTAGCGGATATAGCCGATAAGTTCACAAGAAATGAAATCATGACATCGAACGAATTCAGACAAATCGTAGGTATGAAGCCATCCGACGATCCGAATGCTGACGAATTGAGGAATAAGAACCTCAACAAATCTAACGAGGAGATGGGTTCGGACATGATGCCGATGGATTACATGCCGGAGGACGATCCAATGGCATACGACGAAGGAGAAATTCAAAATGGATAAAAAGAATTTCGATTTTGGAGGATGGGCAACAAGAAACGATCTTAAATGCTCCGATGGACGTACGATAAGACGTGACGCGTTCAAAGATAATGACGGTGAAACTGTGCCTTTGGTGTGGAACCATAGGCATGACGATAATTTCAATGTTCTCGGTCACGCCCTGCTTGAAAATCGTCCGGAAGGCGTATATGCGTATTGCTCGTTTAATCCTACAGAATCAGGGAGAAATGCAAAGTTGCTCGTGGAACATGGAGATGTCAACGCTCTGTCTATTTATGCTAATAAATTACAGCAGGTTGGCGGTGATGTCCTTCACGGAGCAATAAAAGAAGTAAGTCTTGTCCTTGCTGGAGCTAATCCTGGAGCGTACATTGATTCTATTTCAATGGCTCATGGCGAAAATGAGACAGAAGACGAGGCAATTATTTACAGTGGCGAAAGCTTATATTTAGAGCACGCCGAAGAACCAGAAGAGAAGCCTGAAGAGGCTGAAGAAGAACCTAAAAAGGAGACAAAAGACATGGCATCTGAAAAGACAGTAAAAGATGTATTTGAGACTCTTAACGAAGAGCAGAAGAATGTTGTATATTTTATGATCGGTAAGGCTCTTGAAGAAGCTCAGGGCGGATCCGAAGAAGATGAGGATGAAGAAGATATGAAGCACAACGTTTTTGACAATGACGACACTTACTATGGCGGAGACGTACTGTCCCATGCTGACGAGTCAATGATCATTCAGGACGCAAAGAGATACGGAAGCCTTAAAGAGGCTTTCATCGCCCATGTTGGTGATGACGCTACTCTTTCTCACGCTGATGACGAGCACGTTCCCGCAACATATGGCATCGACTATATGGACTATCTGTTCCCCGATGCAAGAAATCTGAATAACCCTCCCGCATTCATCAAGAGAGATACAAGCTGGGTGTCCAAGGTTATGGGAAGTGTACACCACACTCCGTTCTCCAGAATCAAGAGCACATTTGCCAACATCACAAAAGATGAAGCAAGAGCAAAAGGTTATGTAAAGGGTAAGAAGAAGGTTGAAGAAGTAATCACTCTTCTTAAGAGAACAACAACTCCTCAGACAATCTACAAGAAGCAGAAGCTTGATAGAGATGACGTTACCGACATCACAGATTTCGATGTAGTAGCATGGCTTAAGAGCGAGATGAGAATGATGCTTGACGAGGAAATCGCAAGGGCCATTCTTATCGGGGATGGCAGAAATCCTGCCGATGACGACAAGATTTCCGAAGATCACGTTCGTTCTATCGCAAACGATGAGGATCTGTACACAATCGCTCAGGAAGTAAGCGGAGCCGACGATGATGCTCTTTACAGAGATTTCATCGTTCAGGCTATCAAGGCAAGAATTGCTTACAAGGGATCCGGAAACCCGACTCTGTTCACAACTGAGGATACACTTACAAACCTTCTTCTTACCGATGGCGAAGGAAGAGATCTGTATGATTCTGTAGAGAAGCTTGCAACAAAGATGAGAGTCAAGGAGATCGTAACTGTGGAGGTTATGGAAAATGCAGAGGACGCTGACGGAAATGAGATCATGGGTCTTATCGTTAACATGAACGACTACAATGTTGGTGCAGACAAGGGCGGCGCAGTTTCCATGTTCGACGACTTCGACATCGACTACAACCAGCAGAAGTATCTGATCGAGACTCGTTGCTCTGGCGCTCTGATCAAGCCCTACAGCGCAATCAAGCTCTACAAGGCCGGCGAGTAAGGTAAAATCAAAATGGCTAAATTCTACGGACCAATAGGGTATGCCGTAACTACCGAGACTACTCCGGGAGTTTGGACCGAAGAGATCACCGAGCATTTTTATTATGGTGATCTACTCCAGAACGTTCGTAGACTCCAAAGCGGGGACCATCTTAATGATGATATTAACATTTCTAACAAGATTAGCATTTTAGCTGATCCATTTGCCTATACAAATTTTCATACCATAAGGTATGTGGAATTTATGGGCACGAAATGGAAAGTATCGGAAGTGGATGTACAGTATCCCCGCTTAATATTGACTATAGGGGGTGTATACAATGGGTAGTAGACTCGAGTTGCACTCAGTGTTGACTGATATTTGTGATCATGTTTACTTTCAGCCCCCTGAGTCAATAAAAATCGTTTATCCTGCTATAATTTACAGTAGGGAAGCGATTAAGCAGGTTCATGCCAATAACGAACAGTACCTTAAGAAGAAAAGATATTCTGTAATTGTTATTGACAAGAATCCTGATACGTCTTTAGTCGATTTAGTATCGGCATTACCATTATGCGAATACAGCAGACACTACGAAAAAGACAATCTAAACTACGATGCTTTTTCGTTATATTTTTAATTAGGAGGAATACATATGGCAATTCTTAAGTGGGACGAACCTGGCGAACATTTCTTTGAAACAGGCGTCGAAAAATGCGTTCTCTATCCTTATGATAGCTCAGTAGTAAACGATACAGTAGTAGGCTATAAGCCTGGCGTTGCTTGGAACGGAATCACCCAGATTAGTGAGAGTCCTTCCGGAGCAGAGCCTACACCGCTTTACGCTGATAACATCAAGTATCTTAACCTTCTGTCAACAGAAGAATTTGGAGCAACGATCGAAGCATATACATATCCCGACGAGTTCGCGAAGTGCGACGGTTCGGCAGCTGTTTCGACTGGCGTTTATGTTGGCCAGCAGAAGAGACAGTCTTTCGGTCTTTGCTACAAGACTCAGATCGGAAACGAAGTT